GTCTTTTCTGTCAAATTTTTCTTGAAAAAACGCTGATATAGGTAAACGCCAAAAGCATGCACCATTTGGTAGCATAATGTTAAATAAGAGAGCGCGATCTGTAATAGAGACCACACTAAAGATGCAGCAGTCAACAGACTCCCCTTGATGTTTTTCCAGGTCATAAAGATACTCCTTCCGTATTTTACAATAAATTGGTGGTATGTCCGCATTTAAATAAGCCATAATTTATCACTTTATACTACCCCAATTTGGTCCAGATTCATAGTCTACCTTATTGGGTATTTGTAAGTCAACTGCATTTTCCATTATATCTTTTATTTTTGCAGCTTCTAAATCATTTATAACAGATATATCAAGTTCATCATGTATCTGTATATGTGGTGTAATACCCTCCTTATAAAGTTCTATCATAGCTTTCTTAGTCATGTCCGCTGCACTACCTTGAATTAATTTATTTAATGCTTTGTAAGTAAAAGCTCTACGATGACCATTCTCGTGCCAGTAATTTTTTTTAGGATTACCATCTTTGTCTTTAACAATGTTTCCTTCTTCATCTAATTCGTTTGGTCCCATTGCCTGAAGCTCTAACATTCTTTCATGATCTTGTGCAGGTACAAACCTACCCCAATCACTACCTTTTAATATAGGTTCGTATTTTGGAAATCTACACTTCCTATTTAAAATAGTTTTTATCTTACCTTGTTTCTGAGCAGCACTCATTAATTGATTTGTTAATTGTTTTACAAAAGGAACTTTAGCATGATAGGTATCAAATAATTCTTTAGCTTTATCTTTAGATACACCCAACTCTGCTTCTAGTTTAGCTTTACCCATACCATAAAACAAACCAAGGTTAATTACCTTAGCCTGACTTCTTGGAATCTTGGCCATGTCTGCAACAGTTTGGTGAAAGTCTGCCTTTGGATCATTATCATAAGCGTCTGCAATTTTATTAACTGAAGCTAATCCAAATCTTAACGCGTACTCTGTAACTAATCTTGGCTCCTGTTGCGAGTAGTCAAACGTACCCCACTTGCAACCTTCTTCAGGTAAGAATAAACTTCTTATTAGTGGTCCTGTGTTTGGATCTTTAGCTGGAATTTGTTGTAGGTTAGGATTAGAGTAACTAAATCTACCTGTAACTGTACCACCATCATCAGATCTAATTTGATTTATTTCCGCATGAATTCTACCTTTGTGTTCGTGTCTTAAAATTGTATCAATGAATGTTGTATTGACCTTGTTTATTTTTCTAGCTTCTGCTATCATTTGAATTATAGGATGCTCATGATTAGAAAGGAAATTTTTTGTAAATGAAGGTGCACCAGTTTTTTCTGTTTTCTCAAAAGGTAATTTTAAATGTTCAAAAACTTTTTGGATACTACGTGCAGCCCATATTTGAGTTTCTACTCCTGTCTCTATTTTTATTTTGTGGATCAGTCGTTCTTCTTGTGTTGTTAATTCTTTTTTTAATTGATTCGCTCTTGTCACGTCTACCCGAACCCCTAGGAAACGCATATCGACTAAACAAGGGAAAAGATCAGTCTCTAAATTAAATATATCTTCACAGTCTTCTTCTTGTAATAATTTTTTTACATACTGCCAAAGTTTAAAAGTTAGGTCAGCATCTTTTTCAGCATAAGCTCCTACTTCACTTGCAGGTAATTTCCACATTTCTGCTTTCGGATCTAGTCCTCTGGACTTTGCAGCTTCGTTCAAAGCTTTTTCATTCTTACCTTCGTTAAGATAAAACCATGACAAAGCATTTAATGTGTATGCAAATCTATTCTCATCTAAAACAGAACACGCAATCATTGTATCTACGATTAAACCATTGATTTTTATACCTAAATTACGTATCCAACATACGTCATACATTGCGTTATGAAATATTTTTGTAGCTGGACATTCACAAATATCTTTAAACCATTCTAAAGTTTTAGTTCTACTCATGTTAGGTCCTTCACCATGAGCTATTGGAAAATACCATTTGTCATTAAATGTAGCTACAGCAATACCAACAACTTCACCATTACCTGTAACCGCACCTGATCCTTTTGATTTTAAATCAGGATCTCTTGTTTCTAAGTCGATTGCAATCTCATCATAATCTCTTAGATCAGGATATTCAGTGGGCTGTACCCATTCGGTTTGTGTTAAGTATTTAGGTATTTTCATTTTTGTAATACGTATTTCTTTTCTACTAATTTGTTTAATTTATTTTTATTGCTAAATGCATATAAGGCTGCATCATAGGTATGAGGAAATATTTCCCAATCAACTAACCTACCATAAATTTCTAAACGAAACTTATGTTTATTTACAGTAATATTTTTTGCTTTTAAATTTCTGTTAGGCATTATTTTTTCTTTTTCATATCACTCATTTTTAACATTTCTAATTGACAGTAGTGTACAATCTTTTTAAGATCTTCCACTCCTCCCTTTCGCTGATAACGACAAACGTATTTCACAACATTGCCTTGGAAGAACGAAAGATCATTTTTAGAAATGAACTCGTATGGTTGAATAGGAAACTTGGTGTAGTGATTCCCGCCTACCTGAGTGTATTGTGGAAATGATTCCTCAAATATATCTTTATGTGTCATAGTTGATACTCCTTTATTTTCTTTTTAGCTTTCAGTTTATATAAATTATTTCTTGCTCTTGTGATCCCCACATACCACGCTCTATGCTCTTCATCTTGTTTGTCAACACTTAGACGAATACTTTTTTGTACCTTACTTCCCTGGTGTAAAGAAAGTATTACATTATCTTCTTCACCACCTTTAGCTGCATGAATTGTAGATACCCACACTCTTGCATTTTCAGAAAGTATTTCACCCCCAGAAATTATATTTCGAATATAAAGTATTTCTTTCTGATCAGCTACGAAGATATCATACCAATTTTTTTCGGGATTCCAATTCCCACTGGGAATATATTCTCTGACGTCATTGATTTCTTTTTCTTCTAACTTACCTTCTCTTATCCATTTAGTATAAGCCATCGCTCCATTATAAATACCTACGTTAAAACTTTTACCTTTATTACTTTGATAATAAATATTTTTACTTTTAAGTTCTTTCATTATGTCTAACAAATTGCTTTTAGTTCTTGTCAAGATTAACCACTTACCTTTTGTAAGATCTATTTGTCCTAAATTATTGATGTGAGACGCAAAGCCCTTTTGCGCCCGTGGCAGGTATTCTTTGTGTTTCCTGATGCCTGCTATCTTACTTACTGCTATTTGAGATTGTTCCTGTACTGCTCTTGATACTCTTCTCGAATACCTTAAAACACGTTCATTTGCAGGCTCTTTTATAAATCTATTAACATCAGCACCTGCCCAGGCGAATATGGCTTGGTCGTCATCACCCGCTAAATACATATCATCACAATTTTCTTTTAGCTTATCATAGAGTTGCCACTGTAATGGAGATAAGTCTTGAGCTTCATCTATAAAAATAGCTTTTAGTTTTGGAATCTTGTTTGAGTCTATAACTTTTTTAATTAGATCATTAAAATCTAACAGATGCATTTTCTTTTTGTATTCTTGTAGGTTTATATAAATATGATTAAGTGTATGCCAATCTATATCCTTTCGATCATGTTCATTAAGATCAAACTCTTCTTTTATAGTTATGTCTTTGTTAATAGCTTTACCAATTATTTGAAAGTAAGGATTGTTACAAGTTAAGAAATGTGTTTGTTCTTCATTGTATTTATCATTAAAGTTTACTCTTACATTTAACTTCTTACCTAAAGCTTCGTAGTGATGTGGCTGAATAATATCACTTTCGTTTAAGTTTAATAAATGAAAACAAAATGCATGCAGTGTTTGAAAATACGGAACTTGTTTTTCATCTACATCAATTCTTTTTCTTGCTTCACTTGCAGCTTTTTTTGTAAAAGCAAAGTAACCTATCTTATGATAAGGTGTACCTGTTCTTACATAAGCTTTTACTCTACGAAGTAATCTAAAAGTTTTACCTGTACCTGGAGGACCATATATTTTAATTGGCTTTTTCATCGGCTCTTTTAAAAGTATCTAGTAAAGTTCCCGTGAATCCAAAGCTTCCGTGATGTGTTGTTTCACCATCAACTACAGCATAAAATTTAAAACCTGCTTGTGTTGCAAGATTAGAAAAATGTGTATCTTCTCCCCACCAATAACCAGATTTTTGATCAAACACTGTATCCCAAAAATTATAAAAATATGAGTTTGCTTTCTCAGATATAATTTCTTTTTGTTTTATTTTTAAATGTGGATGATCTTTCATAAGTTTTTCATAAACTCTTCTATGTACTAAAGTTAACCCTGCAGGCCCTACAGTTATTTCTGTCAAACCCTTATTATCTATTTTAATATCAGTAGGATCTTTAAATGCTACAGAATATTTTACTGAGTTGTCTTGTGTCTTCTTTCTATATGGTGTGCAGATCATATCTTTCTCTGCTACCAACATTCGTCCTACAACTTTTGGATCAAACTCTACATCAGAATCTATAAATAATTGATAGTCATAACCTGACTCTAGAAACAAAGCAGTTAAAATATTTCTTCCATAACCCACATAAGGACATTTGAATGTACTTAAATCAGTTTTAATTTTAGCTTGAGTAAATTTATCAAATAGTTTTACTAATGATAAACATGTTGATACCTGCATGGTATCGTATGTAGGCATACATACAAATACACTTGGTAGTTTTTTCGTCATACTATATTCTCCTTATCTTCTATTGTTATTTTTTCTTCTGGTATTTCTTCTTTCATCAAATCATCTGCAGGCATTTTTATACACCTGACCGGTGGAAATGATTTTTCATTCTCTCCTTTTGGAAATCTTTTTTGAAATCCAAACTCAGCTTTAAAGTGACTCTTTATTAAAGTTGCAGTTCTAGGTCTGTCTTTTGTCCACTCATTTCTTTTAATCTCTTCATAGAATTTATCGTAGTCAAAGTAATAATACTCTTCATCTTTTAATACAGCTCCACTTTTAAAAGAAGCAAAGGTCGTAGCTTCTGGTCCATTGACATAATCTTCTAAGTATTTCTTTAACATTTCAATTGGATTAGTCCCTGCAGGTGGTTTAATATCCTCTTTAGTGGCCCATAGAGCGTCCAGGATAGGCTGATATTCATTATTCTTAATAATGGGAGGGAATATTGATGTTTGGTCTGCTATGAGCGCTCTCATCTCTTTCATTTCTGCTATCTTTTTTATGTGTTTAGCATGTATTTGAACTACCTTACTGTCAGATAGTTCTACATTAAAAAAATATTCTGGGTCAGGTTTATAGTCTATTTTAATTAACCCTGATATCTGAGGCCAGCTGCTTTCTTTATGACTTCCAATACCAAACTTTCTACGCAAGCAAGTTCCTTTTGCACAATAAGAAGAGATAGGTAAGTCATGACAAGTATGACCAGCTGTATCTTTGTCCCAACTTTTTATTTTTTCATTTACTTTAGCGTCACCCCAGGTGTCATCATACTGAATAAAATCTCTTGCGGCTTGTATTAATTTTTTCTTCCAATCGTCTTTATGTTTCTTTTTAACAAACACCATGTAGTTAAACAAAAATCTATCTCGCTCGTCTTTTAATTTGTTCCCTGATTCCTGAACCTGTTTGCATATCATCTGTAGACATGGAGGACCATCTAATAAATCATCAGGACCACCAGTTAATATTTCTTTTACTTTTTTATTTGATACTTCTTTTA